GCAGGAAACAGACGAGGTTTTGAAGATACACGAGGAACTTTGTTCTTTGAGATTGCTAGGTTCGCATCTATTCTCAGACCTAAATATCTATTCCTTGAGAATGTCAAAGGACTCCTCAATCATGAAAACGGAATTACATTTGAGACCATTATCTCAACCTTGGATGAACTGGGGTACAACATGGAATGGCAAATCCTTAACAGCAAGGATTTTGGAGTACCCCAAAACAGAGAACGGGTGTTCGTTGTCGGACATCTTAGAGGAGAATG